GGGTCTTGGAGAAATGCATGATCCAAGAGTAAACAGAATAACCTATGAGGAGGTTATGAATGGAGGCGATAATGCAACAACTGGAGACCCTTTACACACAGAAGAAGGGATTAGATCTTCAATGGGAGCAGGAGCATCTGAAAGAGGGTAGATATACTCTCGATATGGTTAAGATTGATCGAAAGGTCAGAGAGGTAATTAGCCAGATCAAACTTGCAGAAGCAGAAAAAGCTGATGCAGAAAATAAAATAGAAGCTGCGGCCCCTCAAGTTTCAGTAGCTACTTAATAAAAAGCTACATCGTTGAATAAATCACATTCACATTACAGGCTCTCTTGCGCTCTACTCAAATCTAGTATATAAAATAATCACTATACAATTAATCAGAACATAGACGCGTATAGTCGACGGCCTAGAGACTATGTTCGGAAAACTAGGAGGATATAATTATGGCAAAAACTACATTTCAAGGACCAGTAAAATCTATTAATGGTTTTCAAGGTGTTGGAACTGGAAACTCTGTATCAATTGCAGCCGGTGCAACTTCTTTAACTGTTGATGCACATGCTGGTAGAATGTTGTACCACAATGTTGCGGGTGCAGCTACTTTGACTTTACCTGCAATTAACTCAACAGCTGATTCAGGTGTTGCAGGACCAGGTAATGATCCAAACTCAGCAAACAATTTGGGTGCTTCTTTTGAGATCTATATTGGAACAACTAAAACTGGTGACTTTGTTTTACAAGTTGCTAACGCTAGTGATACAATGACTGGGAATGCATTAATGGTTGACACGGATACGAATGATAATGCTGAAGGTTTTATGACTGCAGCAGCATCTGACACTATTACTTTAAACGGTAGTACAACAGGTGGATTAGCCGGAACAATCATAACTTGCAAAGCAATCGGTGCTAACAGATGGGGCGTACAAGTTACATCTGGAGGAACTGGTGACTTAGCTACACCATTTAGTGCAGCAGTAAGTTAATAATTAATTTAGTGTGGGGCTTCGGCCCCATGCTTAAATTTTAAGGAGAAAAATATGGATTCAGATCAAACAACACTAAATAAAACTACTGGAGCTATATCTGTTTTAAGAGCGGCTAGAACAAGAGTTACATCTATTCAAGGAAGAGGTGAAGCTGGTTCAGTTTTACTATTACATGACGCAGCAACAACAGGCGCTGCAGCATCTGGTAATTTAAAAGCGACTTATAAATTTGAAACAGAAGGTTTAGATATTATGATTCCTGGTTCTGGTATACTGTTTGAAAACGGAGTTTGTGCAACTTTAACACAAACATCTGGCACAGACGGAAGTGTTACCATGACAATCACAGGAGCGTAATAAATGGCTAATACCACTTCGGGAACAACAACGTTCGATAAAACTTTTTCTATTGAAGAAATAATAGAAGACGCTTTTGAACGTATAGGATTAAATTCTGTAGCAGGTTATCAACTTAAGTCTGCAAGAAGATCTCTTAATATTTTATTTCAAGAGTGGGGTAATAGAGGTATTCACTATTGGGAAGTGGGTTCTACAAATTTAGATCTTATTGAAGGTCAAGCAGATTATGATTTTTTTAGATCAAGCGGTGATGGAACGTCAGCAACAACTACAGATCCTGCTAGTGTGTTTGGTATATCCGATGTCCTTGAGGCACAACTAAGATCTAACAGAACTCAAACAACACAATCAGATAGTCCAATGACAAAAGTAGATAGATCTACATATGCAGGATTTTCAAACAAATTATCTAAAGGAACGCCTAATCAATATTGGGTAGAGAGATTTATAGACAAAGTTACAATACATATATACCCTACACCTGACTCAACAAATGCATCTAAAGATATGCATTTCTTTTTTATAAAAAGAATTCAAGATATTGGTGATTATACAAATGCAACAGATGTGCCGTTTAGATTTGTGCCTTGCATGGTGTCAGGACTTGCATATTACTTATCACAAAAATATCAACCACAACTCATACAAGCTACAAAATTAGCTTATGAAGATGAATTTGCAAGAGCTTTAGCAGAGGATGGATCAGCTTCTAGCACGTACATTACTCCTAAAGCATACTACCCGGGAGCATAATGGCAAAATACGCAACAGGTAAATACGCAAAAGCAATATCAGATAGATCTGGTATGGAGTTTCCATACAAAGAAATGGTTAGAGAATGGAATGGATCTTTTGTGCATGTATCTGAGTTTGAACCAAAACAACCACAATTAGAACCAAAACCCATGAATGGTGATTCAATATCTTTGCGTAATGTTAGACCAGACAGAGTAGAAAGCACAGTTCCATATTCTATACCAGAAAACGGTTTTGAAACTGTTTCTTCAGGTTCAAGAATAATAAATGTAACTGCACCAGGTCACGGTTTAACAAATGGAACAACATACAGATTTAGAGGGTCACCCTTAGCTACAACTGCAGCAGGAGGAACATTTCAATTTGCAAATCCTGCGGACTTTGATGGAATTACAGGAGCTAATATTGCAAAAGCAGCTGGTTATGCAATTACCACAGGTCAATATAAGAATGGTGCAAGAGTCACAACAGATTATTCAACTGCAAATTTTTTTCATTTTACAGTTGATACAGATACTGCTACAATTGGTGAAATTAAAGGAGGAGGACCTGGTTGTTCAGTAGGACCAGTTACATTAAGCGCATGATTAAAAAATTAAAAAATTTTATTTGTAAATTATTTGGTATTAAAAAATGTTCATGTCCTGATAAAGATGAGCATTTAGAATTATATGAAGATATGCCAGAACCAGAAACACCAATACATGTTGAAGAAACTGCAAAACAAAAAAAGATAAGATTAAAACATAAAGGAGATTCTAAATAATGGCTGGATTAAGTGCATCAGGATTAAAAACACAAATAAGAAGTTATACTGAAACTGATTCAACTGTCTTATCAGATAGTGTTTTAGAGAATATTATTTTAAATGCACAATATAGAATCTTTAGAGATGTGCCTATTGATGCAGATAGAAAACAACAATCCGGTAATTTAGTAACTGGTCAAGAGACGATCAACGCTCCAGCAGGAGCTGTTTTTATTAGAGGTATACAGGTTTATGATTCTACTTCAGAAATAACTGGTCCTAACGTGTGGCTAGAAAAAAAAGATATAACATATTTACAAGAATATATATCTTCAACTGCATCAGCTAAAAGAGGTCAACCTAAATATTATGCTATGTTTGGAGGTGGTACAGGAGAGTCTGACACGACATCTGGAAGAATGATGTTTGCACCAGTCCCTGATACGACTTATAAATTTAGAGTGCATTTTAATGCGGCCCCTGCATTATTAGAGGGATCAGATGGAACTAATTACATTAGTCTTAATTTTCCAAATGGACTGTTATATTGCTGCCTGTCGGAGGCATATGGCTTTTTAAAAGGTCCAATAGATATGTTGACACTATACGAAAATAAGTATAAACAGGAAGTACAAAAGTTTGCTAACGAGCAAGTTGGTAGAAGACGAAGAGACGACTACACAGACGGAGCAGTTAGAATACCAATCAACTCAGCAAACCCGTAGGAGATTAATTATGGCAATAACATCGGCAATTTGTAACAGCTTTAAACAAGAGATTTTAGTTGGGACACACAATCTTACTGCATCAAGCGGTAATACTTTTAAAATAGCTTTGTACACAAGTTCTGCTTCACTAGGAGCAAGTACAACTGCGTATTCAACAACAAACGAAATTTCAAACACATCTGGGTCTGCGTATAGCGCAGGAGGGGCTACTTTAACAAGTGTGACTCCAACTTTAGATTCATCAACTGCAGTTTGTGATTTTGCAGATGTAAGTTTTACCAGCGCAACATTTACAGCGAACGGTGCTTTGATATATAATGATACACAATCAGATAAAGCTGTAGCAGTTATCGCTTTTGGTGGTGATAAAACTGTAACTAGTGGAACTTTTACAATTCAATTCCCAACAGCAGATGCATCCAACGCTATAATTAGAATAGCGTAAAGGGGTAACGCGGTATGTCCGTTACTAGAACTTTTACAGTAACGGTAGTTAGTACCGATTCAGGAAATAAATATTTCATTGATGGAGTACAGCAAGCTACAGTAAATTTAGCTGAAGGTTTTACATATAAATTTGATCAATCTGATTCATCAAACAGCAATCACCCATTAAGATTTTCAACAACAAGTGACGGAACGCATAATTCTGGTAGTGAGTATACAACTGGTGTAACTACAAGTGGAACACCCGGTTCATCAGGCGCTTATACACAAATCACAGTAGCTGCTTCGGCACCAACATTATATTATTATTGCACAAACCACTCGGGTATGGGTGGTCAAGCAAATACTGTAGACTCAGACACTTGGGGTGTTTTACCTTGGAACCAAAATAGTTGGGGACAACAAGATGCAATTAATGTTTCAGTTACGGGAGTATCTGCTAGTTCATCTATTGGATCTGTATCTGTATCAACAGAAATAAATGCTGGTTGGGGTAGATTACCATGGAATGAAAATGCTTGGGGTATTGCTGGTGACGTATTATTAGATGGTCAACAAGCAACAGCAAGTGTAGGATCAATATCTCCTGCAGATGTAATGGGATTAACAGGTGTTTCTTCAACAACAAGTGTTGGATCACCAACAATTTTAGGAGATGTAACAGTATCATTAACAGGTGTGTCCGCAACAACTTCCGTGGGATCAGTCACTGTTGCAGATGTAATGAGATTAACAGGAGTTTCTGCAACATCTTCTGTAGGATCAATTTCTCCTGCGGATGTGATGGGAGTAACAGGAGTTTCTGCAACAACGTCGATTGGAACTCTTTCTATAAATAGTAATCCAACCGTAAATGTATCTGGAGTATCAGCTACATCTTCAGTGGGTTCTTTAACTGTTACGGATGTTATAGGACTAACTGGTGTATCAGCTACATCTGCCGTAGGTTCTTTAACCCCTGCAGATGTTATGGGATTAACTGGTGTTTCAGCAACAGCTTCGGTTGCTGGTTTTGGCACTGCTACTGGTTTTGGTATTCAAGCATATCAGGCTATTGACACCGGTTCTAATACAAGTTATACAGACGTAGCAGCGTAATAGGAGATAAAAATTATGGCATCAACTTATACACCCCTAGGGATAGAACTTCAGGCAACTGGTGAAAATGCCGGTACATGGGGAACAAAAACTAATACTAATTTACAAATTATAGAACAAATTTCAGGTGGATTTACTCAACAATCAATAGCAGGTGGTGCACAGACTACAACTTTATCTGTTTCTGATGGATCAACTGGAGCAGTTTTATCTCAC